TAAAAAAATTCCTCCTATGATTTATTTATATTCTATCATAGAAGGATTATTTTTTACAGACTTTTTCTCACACTCTCGTATGAACACAAAAAAAGAATGTCCTTATTGGTTCAAGTCCAATAAGGACACTCGGTATGGTTGCGGAGACTGGACTTGAACCAGCGACCTTCGGGTTATGAGTAGTATATTATATTTTACTCACGCTTTCACACCATACCCCAAAACCGCATAACAAAGCCATTTTCATAACTATTACTTTTTATACTTTACCGTACTTTGTCCGCTGTTTTTATATGTGTAGCGGACAAATAGCGGACAGAATTTTTATATACAATATCATCTATATTTTTCTATTTTAACATCTACAATGTTATACGTTTCTTGATTTCTTATGTAATAATCATTATCTTGCACTATAAACGTTTCAGGATAATATATATCTTTACCGTTTCTGTCATACGCAAAGCCTAAATGTGCTATATCTTCTCCGTAGTCTTTAAACAACATATATTGCGTTAAAAGCGTTGTCTGCGGTACTTTTCTATAATCAAAATCTATTATAATTTTTGAATTCATAACATTATCAATATCCGGAAAATACTCCAACCTTTTTCTTATATCCTCATAATGAGAACTTTTAATAATATCATCAAAGGTTATTTTCCCTTTTATAATATTTCGATAAATTGAATTAGCGTTATTGTATTGTGTTTTTTTAAGCTGTACTATATCAGTCAATTTATGCAGTCCTAACAAATGATAAAAGTGTTTTTTCTGAAATCCCACCGTAAAATTAATACCACAATCCAAAAATAAAGTATAGTTATACCCCGCATAAGTTTTATATTTGTTTATACATTCATTTAATAAATCCATTTGTATCTCCTAAACAAAAACGCCCCAAATATCTTGGGGCGCAATATGCTGTTATCACTTTTTCTTTCGGAGGTTATCCCTCCTATTCAAGAATTGGCTAAGTGAGAACCACTAAGAGCCTCAATAAAAAACTCCTTGAAAAAGCTATTATATCACAGGCTATATTTAAGTATATCTTTGTTGTATTTATATTATACCAACTTTTTTGATTTTTGTCAACTCAATATTGTAAGTTAGGACACTTTAAGAATGAATATGAAAAGATATGACAATTATATTAACATTTCCGCTCCGAAAACTCCTTGCGTTCCTTATAAAAATCATAAGTATATTTACCGCTATATCGGCATAAATACAGACTTTTCAGCCGTTCACTTCTTTTATAAAAGCCTTTTTCATTTTCGGAGTGCGTATTTAACCTTTTAATAAATTTGCCTATGCTTCCGATATATAAAAAAACCGCTTACGGCGGCGGATATGTTAAGCATTCCGCCGCATAAAGCGGCTTTTATTCTGTTCTATTTTCTTTCAATACTTTTAATTGTGGTATTTCGTCCTCTAAAAGCTCATTTATTAACTTGTTTGTAGATTTGCCTTGTGAGGCGGCATAATTGCTTATAACCTCTTTAGAGCCTTTAAAAACACGCACCTTAATTTCATCATATGCTTTGGAATTATATTTAGCTACTGCCTTTTGTTGAGCCTTTGAAACTGCCATATTATCACCTATTTTCTACTTGACTTTGTTGTTGATATGTGGTATAGTTTAGATATAAAAGGAACGGTTTTAACTGTTCCGCTCTAATAAGCTTTAAATAAGCCGCTTAGTTTGGTAGACAGGGCGGCTTATTTTTTTATGTTTTTAAATAATTCAATTAGTTTATCAATCAATGCTATGCAAATAAGTAAGTTTATTATGCCTAACACTGTATTTATCAAATCATTCACTTTAACACCCCCTTATATGTTTTAGTACAGTTTACACCTCCTAAAATCATTATAAAGGGCGGAACAGCCGCCACCGTTCCAATATATCAAGGTCACATAAATTTCTTTATCACCTACAATTAATATCTTAACTGCAATTTTATTATAACACACTTTAAATACTGTGTACAGTGGTATTTTAATTATACATCTGCACCGTTGTTATTCAGTTTCATCTTCAACATATTCCATTATATCGCCCGGTTGACATTCAAGTAATTTACAAATAGTAGATATATTTTCCCACGAAACAGGCTCTTTATTTCGTAGTTTTTGAACAGTAGCCTCACCCATCAATTTATTTTTTCTTATGCGATATGTTGAATAACCCTTTTCTTTTAACCCCGCTAAAATATCAATTTTATATTTTATAGGCATAATACAAAAACCCCCTTGACATTCCGATATTTTTATAATAGAATGTAAGCAAGAGGAATAACAACAGTTATTTCTGCAAGTTGTTAAAATAAATTTAACCGTCTACTGTGCAGAGTAGGCGGTTATTTTTTTATATTTTTATCTGACATCATTCTATTTTCTATCGATTTTTTTATATAGCCGTTTACACTTTCACTTGCATTTTCGGCGGCGGTTTTTATTTCTTGATATTTTTCTTTTGTGACATCTAAAGGTATTCTTTTTAGCTTTTTCTTGGCGTATTCTATATCATACTGTGATTTACTTTTTTTATCTGTCATATTATCACCCCTTGACAATACATATATTTTTTGATAAAATACAAGTAGATAAAGGAGTGACTTAACGGTCATTCTGTTAATATGAATTTTTTAGATGTAGAAGAATTTCTACCCTAAGCCGTTCACTTTGGCAGAAGTGGGCGGCTTATTTTTTTATCACATATACAAGCAAAAACAAAATGATTAATACCAAAGTGCTTTCACTCATTATATTTTGTTCCTTTCCCCGTAAGTCAGAACAACCGCCCAAGTCACCCCCGACACTACAGGAGATTAAATATAATCTTTAATCTAAGATTATTATAACATACTTTGAATACTGTGTACATAGTTACATTATACAAAAACTATGTACATATTTTATACATATTGCATATTGATTTATTACTATGTACATAGTATAATATAACCGTAGTCAAGGTTGACTACACAAAAAAACGAAAGGAGTAAACCACAATGAAGTATGATAAGAAAATAAAGAGCCGTATCTGCATAATAGCAAACAGATTGAAGAAAATGGGCTTAACACTTTCCGCCGCATTTAAAAAGGCTTGGGAGCTGATAAAAGGCAACACCATTGAAAGCAAGATTGCCGGAGTAACAAAAGGAAACAGACAAAAGGCATTACACAGAATATTCACACACTACAAACCAAAGCAAGTAAGAGTATGGCTTGAACGTGACAAGGCGAATTTACACGATAACAACGCAGTAGCGGTTATGATAAGTGTAAACAATTCTATGCCGTACAAAATAGGCTATATTCCAAAGAATTTAGCTTATGTCATATCAGCAATAGCCGATAAAGGAATTAAGCTTAAAACCACCTTTAAAGAGGTTAGAGGGCATTACACCCGTTTTATGAATTACGGGGCGGTAATAACCTTGCAATTATCATAAAAGAAAAGCCTTGTATAAGCTACCAACTCATACAAGGCAAGTGCATTACCACCAGAAGAGGAAATACACACAAGTTTATCACACAAATAAATTATAGTGCATTTCCTCTATAAAGTCAATATTATTAGGAGGATTTAATAATGAACCGAAATAATTTCTTTGCTTTTATAAGCTCTAAAGATGAAAATGATATTCTTACCGTTAAATACGAAACAAAAAATAAAGAAACCGTTACCGAACAATTCAAGCACAAAAAATTACACGCTTGTCCTTTTTGCGGCGGCAAGGCTCGTTTAATTCCGCTTAGTTCATACGGTAGCCCTTGTGTAAAAGTACAGTGCGAACATTGCCGCTCTTGTACTGTTATAGCCGTTACCGGTCAAGATATGATAACAAAAAAATTTCACGATTGGCTTGATGTTCTATCGGATGTTATAAAGCGTTGGAACACTCGCACGCATACAGCTTAACGAAATAAAGTGCCTACCATTCGGTAAGCGTTTGATATAACAGTTGTTAATATATTTTTGCTGTTTTTAAATTTCTTTCAATTATAGCGCGCGTGTGCGTGCGCGAACACCTTAACAAAACTTAACAAAAATCAATTTTCCGCCGCTTGCATTTTTCATTTTAAGGGTATATACTGAAAGAAAAAAGGAGGCTACAAGCTATGAAAAACAAATTTATATTAGGTTTTATAACAGGCGGTATAATCTGTGCGACCGCGACAGGTTTCGCCGTAGAATATGTCGTAACGGCTAACCCGTTTCCTGTTGCCGTAAACGGTACGGAAACAGCGATTGAGGGTTATAACATCAACGATAATACATATTTCAAATTACGTGACGTTGCCGACGCTGTCGGCGGTTTCAATGTTGGTTTCAGTGACAACACTATTACGATTGATACAGATACCGCCGCAGAACCAACACCAACACCGACTGCAAAGCCGTCAACCACTTCCGACTTATCGCCGTTACCCGAAGTGGCAATCGAAGTAATTGACGGTGTGCAGTATGTTCGCAAAGAAAATATTGAAGAAATGCTTGAAGATATCGGGTTAGGTCAATACAAATTTACATCTGTTGTATTTTATGATAGCACCCGTGATGACGGCAAAGCCATTCTTGAAAATGTACCGCACCCCGAAGACACTAACTCCCTAATTCCATATGATTATTATGTTTCAACTGTTATACCCACTATAAATAGTTTGAGATAATACAAAGACCTGTACTATTCTTGTGTACAGGTCTTTGTTTTTTTAATTTTCCAACTCTGATATTTTTGCCTTTAGTTGTCTGATTTCTTCCATAATATCTTTTAAATCATCGGTATTCAATAGACGGTTGCCGTTCTGCATAACCTTTGTCGCATTTAATTCTATTGATGACATTGCCCCGATTGCAAGGTTATTACCGCCGTTTGTAGTCTTAATGCTTGTATATCCGCTTAATAATATACCGCTTTCATCAGACCATTTATATATCGTCTTGCCCTCGTCGTTCACATATGAGCTGATATATCCAACTCTTAAATACTGTCCTACACTTGCGTCTTTATTTACATTGATGTCGGTATCTGATTCAATCTTTGCACCTCTTATTGTACCGCTGAAAATTCCGTTACCCTTTTCATCAAAAAATATTACAGGGTTTCCGTCAACGTCATATAACAGAAATACAAATTGTTTTTTATTGTCAACTTCATCATTACCGATATGTATTCTATCTCTTTGACTGTCCTTTATCGTCAGCAAATCGCCGACAATCTTCAACAGCTCATTGTCGCTCTGCACTTCGTTTCGGTCTGTGTTCACCGTTCCTTGTACTTTGCGAATGTTTACGCTGTTATTCGCCGTCTGCCACTTTGCAAATTTCTTTGCTTTTTCTGACGTCTGCCATAGTTCGATAAAAAAATCACGTCTGATATGCCCGATTGATATATTGCTCTCTTTCGGCTCCAACGGATATGCCTGATACTCAATTACCCTCTGCACATATTCCGTTCCGTCAATATCAAATACGTGTACCGTATCGCCTATTTCCAACTTTTCCGCCGCACCGTATTCAGCTAATTTGGATAGGTCAATCAATTTACCGCTGATTGTCAACTGCGGTGCATCTATTCTATCTTCGTTGTCCTCGTCAAACTCCCATTTAGCATTTCTCAACAGCTTTTCCGCTGACGTATAGTCGCTGTAATCTTTGTACCCCTCTTGTACTCCGTATTTTTCAATGTTTGGACTGTCTATATATGCTTTGCCGCCGTTTACACTGCTGACCGTTAAATCGTCACTTCCGAACGCCCATAAACGCGTTATCATATCGCTTACGTTGCGTTCTATTGATATGCTTCGCATATTCTTTTCTAAACGCAGTCTGACGCCGTTATCTGTGCCGATACGTTCAACAATGGCTATGTTACATACAACGTTGTTACTGCTGTCAATGCCTGTTTCGTGATATATTTCGCCACGCCCCAAATTTTCTATTATCGTTTTTATAACGTCCCACAAATTCGTTTTGTCGGTAGAGAAAAAATCAATTAACAGTTTGTCATCTGCTACCCACTTCATTCCTTTGGCGGTAAGCTCTGCCTCTGTCATAATGTGAAAAATGCACCTTTCCCCGACATACTTTTTAAATTCTGATATAATATCAATCGCTTGTTTTAGAACATATCTTGAACTTTTACCGATATTGTCGCCGATTGTCGGTATAAATGCTTTCTGTGCCTCATATACGAAATGCGGTGTACCGTAAACGTGCAATGTGTCTGTACCGTTTGTATTTCGCGTTGTTCGGCTGATTTCGTATATATGACCGTTTACACTAACCAACATATTTTGACTGATTAGACGCGCCTTTTCGTCGTATGGATAGTCAAACTCAATACTTCCTGTATCGTTCAATATCCTTGTTTCCTTGATATTATATGCGTTGTTCAGCACCTCGCCTGTTTCAAAACTGTCTGTATATCTGTCGTGCAATCGCATAAATGTTATCTGTCCCATTTGTATAAGTCCTCCTATTTTTATCATTTTGTCGGTAAACCGTTTTAAAACAGCTTACTTTTTTACTTATCCGCCGCTTTTGCTGTTTTCAAGTTGCTTTTTCAAGTATTCACGCTGTAAAACCGTTTGTTCTGTGGAGCTTGTCCAAGTTGTATTGAATGCACTTACTCCCCTATGGTTATAAAACAATGTGCGGCGGTCAATATCTTCATCAAGCAACCGTCTTGATATTCTCGGGTGTCGGAGTTTTCTTAACCCCTTTCTTTTCAACTGTCGCACCCACTCAACAGATTTATCAACCTTTTGTGCTATTGCCGTATATGGCAACCCCTCAAGGTATGACATTCTTATAACTTCTTTTTCTTCTTCCGGCAGTTCATTTATAGCCTCGCCGACTACTTGGCTTATATATCGTCTTTCATCAGCGGCGGCAATATCATTTTCAAAATCAATTCTATTATCCGCTATGGTATCCCCTACCGTTAAATTATCAACCCCTTTCACGTCCTCATAAATTGACTTTATCGGCTTTGCGACGTTTAATATATAATTTACCGTCTTAACGTCCATACTCATATTTAAGGCTAATTCTGTGTATGTCGGGTATCTTCCGAGTGATTGCATAAGCTCCGAACGCTTACGCAGTATTTGCCGCCTTTGACTGTAAACATATTCGGGCAAGTCCGAGCATTTAAGTTTACCTCGTTGTATTGCCGTTTGAATGTGATATTTTGCGTATGTAAGGAATTTATACCCTTTACTTTCATCAAATCTTTTTACCGCCTCATAAAGTCCAAAATAAGAGTCTTGCATTGCGTCCTCAAAATCTTCCGGTTGCTCGATTCCGATATGCTTTATAATCGCTATTATAAAACTCCTGCAATTCTGATACAATTCGGACATCAAACCTTTTTCGCCTTGCTTTATACGCTTAACAAGTTCTTCATTACTCATTGATATTCCGCCTCCCATATGATAAAATTATTATAGCGGCGGAAATGTCAAGTTTTATCAGGTTTTTATAAATCACAAATCGCAGTAAATTCCGAGTATTTCCGAGTATTTCGCATTACTCATTATTTTTATATACCGCCGCAAATCGTTGCAATATCTCTTGTTGCCGCCTTTTGCCCTCTTGCTTGTCAATGAGTTTTTCAGCATAAGCGATATACACATCCGCAAGCTTTACGATTATAACCGCCTCATCAGCCGTAAACAAATTATTAAAATAATCTCGTTTATATTCACTTGCAAAGTTACCGTTCTTTATGTATAGCTTTGCATAGTGATTGGCTTGACGTTTGTAATATTCAACTTTATTCTTTGTAAGTTGTTGTATCGCACTCGGTAATATATCTTTTATATGTTCCAATATATGCACCTCTTTAGTTACTGTTCCACAAGTCCAATTTACCCCTTATATCAAGCGGTACATTTTCGCCCTCGTTTAACCTTACATCTAAGCCATACATATAAATCATATGCAACACCTCCGCTTTTGCAAGCTCTATTACTTGGCTATCGTCAAGGTTTGGATAAACCTCTTTTATTTCGTCTACTATTTTCTTTATACCTAAGTCCATATTACTTTACTCCTTTTTTGTCGTGTCTTACTGTCTGTCTTGCGCTTTTCTTACGTTTTTTCGGTAGTAGGTAAGCCCGATAAACCGCATAGCTAAGCCATTTTCAGTAAAAGTCTTACTGTCTTGCCGATTTTTTTAGTGTATATCTATATATATTTATAAAAAAATAATATATATTT